TGCTCCTCTGATTATTCCAGCATCATTATTAATGGATTCTATTGCTTTTTCTTTTTGTGCCGCTCTTTTTTTGAGCATCGATGCACGTAAAGATCCTAAAGACTGCTTCTTTTCGGTAATTCTAGAAGCAAAATCTAGAGATAGTTGTTTTTGAATCTCTACAAGAATTCTATTTGTTTCGACTAATGCAGAATATATTTGCTTATCTTTACTATCTTCCCCAGAAACTACTTTCTTTAGAGTATCTGTGACCGAAGATGCTTGTTGCTCTCTCTGAACTGGTTTCAGAAAAGAGAACGTTGATGTTTTTAACTGTGGTTTAAGTTTTGAAGCATTAGAAAAAATGGAAGAAGATATGTTTCTTCTTCCTAATTTGGGAACTGATGGTGCTCTAAAAAATGGTTGATTTTCTAATGCCACTTACTGCTGTGCCTTAAGATTTTCTTCTTCAATGTGTTGTTGGAGAAGAGTCACATAAACTTCTCTTTCCCACGGCATCATATTTTCTAGTTCTGTCAATGAATATTTATGATACTGCATTAAGGCAAAATTAGTCTTGAAATAAGATTCAAGACTTGTATGTGACATTATTAGCTGAAAAAACTCGCTAATCCCTCCAAAACGATCTCATTTTCAACTTTTGTTTTTGGATTCTTGACCATCAAAGTATGTGACAGTTTAGGCATAGAAGTAAAAAACTTCTCAATTTCCTTAAACTGTTTAGTATTCATTTGTTCTACAAATTCTTGTAGTTCTTGTTTGGTGCAATCAGATGCTGACCAACACTCGTCTTCATTATAAACCATTTCGATGCAGGAAGTAATCATCTCTAAAGATTTATTCACATCCTCACCAGTTTCTTGAACTTCAAAATTATTTTCAACAAACTGATTAATTGATGGATACTTCATCTTCATAGAGAGAGTATCATCAATTTTAATAATACTATTATGTGCTTCGTCTTTTTGAACTTTGATTGAGTCAAGATCAATTTCTAATTGAACTTGAGTTTCGCCATCATCAGGACAAGTTACATTAACCTCAAGAGTCTCACCGACAGATTTTGCTCTAATGTTTAGGAACAAATATTCAATATCAAACGTTGCAAGATCTGTGACCTTAACACCTTTGGTTAAGATGCATTCAGATAAGATATCAACAATTGCATTTGTAATCTGCTTCATGTCTTCAGATTCAAGTGCCATAATCAAAACTTTTTCTTCTCTGACTAGAAAAGGACGATATCTGATTTTCTTTCCAGTCGAAGGAATTTCCAATTCATAAATTGGAGTATTAATTTTTGGTAAAGGCATAATCCTTAATACAATTCAGGTATGATTATTTATTATTGTTGCCCAAATACTCCCTGATTAGCCAATTGTCCTAATGTTCCAGTAGCACCGGTTTCAGAATTAGGTGCAGTTAATACATAAGGTGTTGAAGTGCCATTACTGTTTAAGATATTTAATGTTGTGGTTAGTGTAGTTTCTTGAGCAGTTTCTCTAAACACTCTATACCGATCATAATTCATAGTAACTGTCACTTTCATAATTTCCGCTTCACCATATGCTAAAGGAATTGACGACATTGACTTTGGAAATGCATTAATTAACTGGTATGTTAAAGATGGTGCTCCAGGAACAATGTAATTTTTTTCAAACTTTTTAATATAAAATCCAGTTTCATTTTTATAGTGTTTTGGATAAGTATATCTACGATAATAGTTAGTTGTTGTATTGTAAAGACTAGGTTCTTTTAAATCATTACTATTTCCACCAGAAATAAAATCCATCCAAGCTTCAAAAAATGTTAAGATTGTATAGTCTCTGTTTACATAAAAAGAAAAATCTATATCAGTATTAATTCGAGTATGAGCAAACTCTTGAGGAACTCCCATAAAGTTATCTTTGACTTCAGCGGTTGCATAAGTTGAAGCTGGCAACGTTGCTTCCGAACAAGCAAAAGAGAGTAATCTTTGAAATTCACTGTCAAAAGTCACACCATAAATTGGTTGCAACTCTGGGTTATTTAAATGTTTTATAAAAGGAGTAGATCCATCAGCATCTTTACCCCACGCATTTTCAATGTAAACTTGATAATGATTTACTCTTGCAAGATCTCCCAAATAAGTCTGGGCATCTAACATTGTTAGACGTTGGATCGGTGGGATTGCCATCTAAATATTTTTATGAGAGTCTTATTATTAAATATTTAGATGTCATATAAGGGAAAATACCAACCAACATATCCTAAAAAATACAAAGGAGATCCAACAAATATCATTTATAGATCTCTTTGGGAAAGAAAATTTTGTGTTTACTGTGATTTAAATGAGAATATAATCGAATGGGCAAACGAAGAAATGTTTGTGTGGTATCGTTCTCCAATTGATGGACGTCCTCATAGATATTTTCCAGATTTTCTAATTAAAGTTAAAGAATCTGATGGATCAATTAAAAAATATATGATTGAGATAAAACCAAAAAGGCAAACTATACTACCAACAAAACCAAAAAGACAGACTAAAAAATACCTTTATGAGGCATACGAGTATGCCAAAAATCAAGCAAAATGGGAAGCAGCGCGAGAATGGTGTGCAGATCGTGGTTATGAATTTAAAGTGTTTACAGAAGAAGACCTAGGTATTAACTAATGCCCAGAAAAACCCTCAAACAAAGACAAGGAACAATTCCAACAGATGATAAAGCGAATCGAATTACTTCAATCATCAATAACATCAAAGGAAATGAAAAACCAGATGATTTAATGTTAATGCTTTTAGATGTTTTAAAAGAAAGTGGAAAAGTTCCACAGGTTGGAAAATTTTACACATTCGTATACAACCCCAAAACACCAAATACTAGATATGATCAAAATCCTTTAGTTGCGGTCACTGATGTTTTTCAATGGGGATTTAAAGGTATTAACTTTCATTGGGGGCAAGTTAGACAATATACCTGGGATGAAGTTGCGGGTGAATTATATGAAATTTACTCTGAAGAAATTTCTGATGCCAGAGAAATACCTTTTGCAAATATCCGTCTAAATAGTTAGAAAAGGATAATGTCAAACGTTTATCGATATCCTTATAATTCTATAACAGAAAAAACTGACTATCTACAAATAACAATTAAAGATCATAGTAGATCTGGAACTACAGCAAATCCTGTAAGTAGTTTAACAACTCTTTCTGGAGAAGGAGAATTTGGTGCAGTTGAAAATGTTGGTGGAACTGGTTCTTCAATTGGTGTTGCTACAATCGATGATGTCATTATTCTTCCTATGCCATCCAATATTTCTGATAATAACTCTGTAGGATATGGTGAAGATTCTTTAGATGTTCTTGGAGCAGTTGCTGGTAGCATTGCAATGGATGTGATGAAATCTGGAAAAACAGCAGGTGGAGGTAAAGTATCAGATGCTACAAAAGTAATTACTGATGCATTTGGTAATGCAGTAAATGATGTTAATAAATTTGGAGGAGTGGCTGTAGATGCTTTTACACGCAGTTTGGCAGCATCAGCAGCAGGAATTATTGGAGCAAACGTAACAGCAAATCAACTATTAACAAGATCAACTGGACAAATATTAAATCCAAATATGGAATTATTATTCAGTGGTCCAACTCTTCGTCAATTTCAATTTCAATTTAAATTAACACCAAGAGAAGAACAAGAGTCATATCAAATTAAATCGATCATAAGATCTTTTAAGAAAAATATGGCACCACAAACTGGAGAGTCAAATGCATATTTAAGGACTCCTAGAGTATTTGAATTAAGATATCGAAAAGGAAACACAGATCATCCATTCTTAAATAAATTTAAACAGTGTGCTCTGACTAATATGTCAGTAAATTATACTGGAGAAGGAGTTTACGCAACATATAGAGATGCAACTCCAGTTTCAATGGTTATGACCTTAGATTTTAGAGAATTGGTTCCAATTTACTTTGAAGATTATGCCGACATAAGTGGATCTGAATTGAAATATAATTATGCTGGTGGAACTTATAGCGTAGGATACTAAAATGGGATACTTCAGAGAACTACCTAATATCCAATATCTCTCTCCACTTGCAGATCGTAATTCTGCATCTGAATATATTGAAGCAAAAAATCTCTTCAAAAGAGTCAAGTTGAGAGATGATTTTTATAGTTCATTAACTAATTTTGAGAAATATAGAATTACTGAAGGTAAAAGACCTGATCACGTTGCACAAGAACTATATGGATCATCTAATCTAGATTGGGTTGTTTTGATTTCTGCAGGTATTACAAACGTAAGAGATCAATGGCCACTATCAGATAAAGACATCTATGATTTTGTTGAAAATGCTTATGGAAATTCGATGAATGAAACTCGTTTTCACGAAACGATTGAAATTAAAGACAGTCGAGGAAGATTAATTCTCCCTGCGGGTCAAGTTGTCGATTATAATTTCAAGTCTCCTAGACCAAAAGTTGATGATACTCCAAATAGTTCATACATTTCTTATTGGGATAGTGGTCTTAATAACACCATAACCAAATATAATATCACAGTTCCAGTCACAAATTACGATTATGAAGTGAGACTCAACGATAAAAAACGTGAAATATATGTTTTAAGACGTGGATATCTACAGCAATTCTTGAGTGATATGAGAAACGCAATAAGATATGGAAAATCTTCTCAATACGTTAACGATAAAATGAAGAGAGCGGATAATATTAGAGTCAAATCACCATAAGAGTTCTAAACTCTTATCAAAGATCATCACATATCGGTGTTTGCGGGAGCGTTCTTTCCATTCTCCTGCAACACCTTTAATTTTTCCTCTAGAGTGTTTAGTTCCGTCTGCATAGTAGAAATCTTTCTTTGGGTCTGAAAGTCCGCAATATTTAAAATTACAA